CGTGAAGAAACACGAGAATATATAGTAAAGGAATAAATTATGGCTATCAATAGAACAGGGTTTGAAGCAACCAGCTATGGATTAAACATAGCAAAAGATCCAGAAGCAAAACTAACATATACCCTAGATTGGGGCACATGGTTAGAAACAGGCGATAGTGTAGCCTCACAAGTCACTACAGTGAGTGCTAGATCAAACGATCCAGATCCAGTGGTTGTACTAGGTTCCGGCTTAGTTGGCAACAAAAGTTATGCTAGACTATCAGGTGGTGTAGCAGGCAAACAGTACGAAGTCACTCAACAAGTCACTACAAATGACGGTCTAATTGATAGACGCAGTTACAGAGTGTATGTTGAAAATCGTTATGGATAAGCCACATGGATATGGAAACTAGAATGGCACTGATTGAGCAGAGTTACGCTAACCTTGAAAAGCGCATTGACAAAGTTGAAGAGAAAATTGATGACATCAAAGAACAGATGACCAGCAGTCAAGGTGCCTTGATCAAAGTTATTGTAGGCACAACTGGCACAATCCTTGTTGCTCTAATATCCACAATTGGAGTCATACTCACACAAACCTAGTAAGTATTTGCATGAGCGGCAAAGCAATCAAATATGAACCAGAACACCTACAGCCAGTTAAGGTTGAACATGTAGCAGATTGTTCAGACTGTGGCAAACCTGATGTACTAAACAGAACTGTTTGTTTTACCCTAGTGGACAAGCCACACACACACTGGCGTGAAAAGTGCATCAACTGTAAACGCTACAAACATCCTGACTCAGGTGAATGGTTAGAAATAACCGCTGTTGATCTTGGTCGTCAATTACTCCAAGAAAAAAGCAAATTTAAAGTTAAAAACTAAATACATATGAACAACAGCACAAAGATCAAGGCTGTCACTTTGATCTAGAGTAGCAATTGGTGTTTATTGCCATTTATACCATCCTTCTAACTTGTGCTGTTGTTTATTCCAGCGACTATCTCCTTAGTCCAAGCCCTCTACTTTCCTCTGACAGTTAGTAGGGGGCTTTTCCTATTTAAAGTGTCACCTGATCATACGGTGGAGAACGAAGCGTCATACGGGGCCGTATGAGCCCCTGAAAACAGTTTTTGTTTTATATGTGCTTCAAGTAGCATTACGGCTACTTGTTTTTTCTTTGTAATTTATATCCATACCAAGGACTCATTTTATGTTTGATTTCTTTCAAACTACCGTCTTTAGGAAAATAGAAACCTGGATTATTTTGTATTTTACCGTTGGCTCCTAACGCAATGTCAGCAGCTCTAATACTTTCATATTCAACCCAATCTTTGTTAAGTTTTTGAACCATAACAGGATTTCTGTTTTTTGCGTTATGATCTTTTAATTTTTGTCTATACGCAGGATCATCAACATAACTCATGTCTCTATTTTCATAGGCAGCACGGCGTTCTTCACTCCAATTGTTGTTTGCTTTGCGAACTTTTTCACGCCATTCTGCAGATGCATTTTTTTTCCTGTTGCCTTCTGCAATTCGTTTTCTGCCATCTTCGCTTAAATTTGGTGTAACACCTCTTTTTAAGACGCCTGCAATTTTTGTTGCTATTTCATGATTAGTTAAATCATTGAGAGGCGAACTTGCACGAGCTTCTTCTAGACGTTGTTGTAGAGATTTATTTGGCATATTCTTGCTCCCAAATGTCAAGGTAATCGTTAGGATAACGAACAATATCTTTGGTCATTTTCTCAATGAGACTCAAATTGCGTTCTACAATGTTACCATCCCATTTTGAAGCACACCAAGTTAGGATTTGTTGTTTGTGATCCTGTGAAATATTGGGCATAAACTTTTCACAAATTTGTTCGTTGAGTACAACATCTGCAACATAGCCCCACAACTCCATAACTGGCATTTCAATTTCTTTGTATTGTGTTCTACGACGAATTGCATAACGAGCATTGTATTTTGCATATTTTGCACTGCCGTCTTCTACTGCTTCAACTTCGTCAACATCGTGCAAATGGCAGTTGGTCAATGTAATAAATGTTACATTGCTAACATCTACTTCTAGTCCTGCTTTGGATTCGTCTGCAAAACTCAACACTGCTTCCCACTGCAAATCACTGCAAAGGCCTTTGAGACTTTTGTAATTTTTGCCATATTTCATCATTCTTGTGTTGTCAAACATTTTCTTGGTCATGTTTATGTGTTTGTCTTCAAACAACACGTCACAGTCATCGTTGACAACAACCAATTTGTTTTGTGGTCCACCATTGAGGTAAATTGCAGTAATGACATCAAGCATATAACCAAAAATACCACTGTCACCTCTGCATACCAACACATCATCACGTCCTACTAGTGCAGCATCCATTTCATGTGTTTTGCCCAAACCAGGCAAACTGCTGAGAATGTAGTTGTCATTGAATGAGTTGTTGTTGAGCGCAGTATCAATCTGATTGCGCAGTGTCTTTCTGTGAATAGCACCTTTTGAGATATGATGCAGTTGATCTTTGTTGAATACTTGAATTGCCATTTGTGTTTCTCCTTATTACCTATACAGTATACGACATATAACCTCATATGTCAAAGATATAGTTTCTATCAATATCAATGACTTATAATTTTTTTATATTCAAATGCCAGTGCTTTGCACTAGCATATTCGTTGTCTTACGACAACTCATTTCTTTTAGAAATAGAAACTATATTCATTTGAAGATGAAGTAGTCGTGCGGGGGCAAATGCTAAGATGAAGCAAAAAAAAGCAACCACCTTAGACATTTACCTCCACACGCACAACTACCATCATCACCAAATGAATATAGTCCCCTAAGGGGGGCGGTTCCTTGAACTGAATATTATGAGAGAAGTTTGATTATGTATAACTCTCAACCTACTTAGGTTATCAGCGGGCTACGCTCTAAACAAACTTATTCAAGAAAACTTACGGTTTGTTATTGTAGAGCCTTTTCCTTTATTACCCCTATGATTGGAAAAGTTTTGAACAGTGCTTTCGCTATTTTGCCTTGCGATATTGCCTTTGTTTTTTTATAGTGTTTCTGCCTGCTTGAATATTTTCTCTATGTCTGATTGTGCCTTCAACATAATAGCCTAGTGTTCTTAATTGTTTTGCCTTCAGTGGTAGTTTATTATTGTACACCCAATTCCATGTATTGTCAAAGAATCGTTTGTGTTTTGCCTTTAGTTCTGTATATAGTTCTGCACGATATTTAATCAACAACATCACATCGTCAATTTGCGGATGTGAATCTAAATCTTTTTTGCTGATGCCATGTCGCTTGATCCAATAGCCTACGAGTTGCTCTTGTTCTACTTCTTTGTATGTTAATCTATTTGCCATTTGTATCTGCCTTTTACACAGTTATTTATCAACTTACAATTATTTTACAACAAAAGCGGTTAGAAGTCAATCTCTTAGTGGTTTTTTGCGTATTGGATAAATATTATTATGAAAAAGACAGGACCAAAACCCAAACAACTTGTAGAAAGTACCGTGTTAGGTATAGCCATAGGCAGAGACAAAACTGTGGTGCCACCTGATCAAGTGTTGGAACTAGCCAGCATTGGTTGTGACGATAGAGAAATAAGCAAGTTCTTTGGAGTCAAAGAAGACACCCTTAGATACAATTTTGCGGACGAACTGACAAAAGGCAGAGCGATGACAAAAATCAGATTGCGTAGAGCAATGATGAAGAATGCCATTGACAATATGAGCAACAGCGTCCAGATATTCCTTGCTAAGAATTACCTTGGCATGACAGACAGCCCAATAGACAGCGAAGCAAATGCACCACTACCTTGGGTTGACGGCGACTTAGAAGAGGCAGATGAAACTAGAGAACCGCATAACACTGATAGTGAAAATAGCACAACACCTGAATAATCAAATACAATTGGCAGGTGCAATAAAGCCCAACAACAAAGGCATATGGCAAGCTATATTGCACAACTTGACTAACGAGCAATGGCGTGCTATACTAAGCACACTAGAAGAACTAATGAACAAGAATCCTACCATAGGAAACCTAGGACACTTGAACACAGTAGAAACAGGCTTGCGTACACTAAAGAAATATGAACTATACGACAGATGTTTGGATATGAAGAATCACACTGCAAACAACAAACCAATTGCTTGGAAATGTTTGATGACCATAAGAGAAGTTTACAATTCAGCCTGTGGTATAGATTTACCCAATGCAGATTCAAGCAGAACAACAAACACATTTAAGGAGATAATGGAATGACAGAACTAACAAAGAGCGTAAAGAGACTTATAGACTTGATCTATGTATATGCAGCCTTTTGGGGCTTTGCCAAGGCGATTGAATGGATTATGATGTTTGGCTCATAGCCACAATAGCGATCGTACATATAATTGTAGCGATAATTGTATTTAGAGGTTGACATAACCCTTTGAAAATGTTACACTAAATTATAGCTTGGATAGACTGCCTCTACACAAGTTAGATTGTTAGACTAAATTGAAGAACACCCGTTGGCAATGCGTGATGCTGTCAGCGGGTGTTATCTTGACTAGGCTGAGTTCTCTATCCAATAATGTTGCGACAGTTTCGGGCTATATTTTTGTCCCATTTGTTTTTACTGCGAAACAAGATATTTAAGCGAAGCAAGTATTCCTCATAATTTGTTTCATAAAGTTTTTCCATTTGATCAAAGATCATTTGTTTGTAATCACCTTCTTTAGTCTTACTGTCCATCACGCTGTCTCCTCTTTGATGTTTGAAGTAAAGCACCATACCAATGCAATTACCCAACCTAAAAATGTCCAACCTAAAAATAAGTTCAAGACAAAAATTGCAACTGTATTGTTGTGTCCTCTACCTAGTGCAACGAACCAAGGTAAAAAGTAAAATATGGCTATAAAAAAGATATATCCTGCTAACAATTCCATTACGCTGTCTCCTCTAATGTCAAAAAATAATCATATCTTTGAAGATATTGTTGTGCATACTCTTTGACCTGGTTGTTATTGGGCCAACGGCTTTCTAACCAAGCAGCACTTAAACCACCGTCTTCGTGTTGATTTTTGATGATTGTTTGAAAAGTTTTTAGACTCCAACCACTGCGTCTGATTGCTTTTCTTGCTTGGAGGTGTTGATTACAAAAGTTTGTCATAGTATAGTGCCTTTTTGTTTTGCCTTATGCGTTATTGCATATGTAAGTTATACAGCAATCAAGGGGTGCTGTCAACCTGTTTTTTATGCTGCCAACTGCATCACTAATTTTTTAATATCTTTGTGAGGCGTGTTTTTTTGCATATACTTGTCTGCACCTGTTGATTTCAACATACTCAACAACATTTGCATCCGCATTTGTGTGTTGGTTTCAAGGTTCATAACAACCATTTCTTTGATGTCATTGAGAGGAATCCAAGCAAATACTTTACATTTGCCTTGTGCTATTTTCCAGTATTGCTCAAGAACTGCTTTTGCGGCTGCTTCTTCAACGGTGTTGCTGATAAGAATACAATAACTTGTTGGAGTGCCACTTACCAGTTCGTAAGCATCGCCTACCATCACAAAATCTTGTGCATTGTGTTTTTTTGCTATTTTAAACAGACTGTTGTCTGCACGAGAAAGATCTTGAATATCGCAGATTGCTAAGTTTGGAGTTGTCATAGTGTAGTGCCTTTTTGTTTGTGCCTATAGTACAGTTATAGCATTATAACCTACAGAAGTCAAGAAAATGTAATCTAATGAAATCAATGACTTAACAAAAAAGATTGAAAAATATTATATGTTCATAAATACTGTATGAAACTTAAATACTCAATAATAGGTAGACCATTAGGCTCACCAGGCACAGGCAAATGTAGCAATCCAGACAATTGGATCACAGGCCCTGACATTCAACGTAGAGAAAAATACTACGCATACAGCAAACACAAAAGCCAAGCAAACTACAGAAATGAATTGTATTTGCTAACTTGGGAAGACTGGGAACACATGTGGACAGATGCACTATGGGAAAAACGTGGTAGAAAAATCACTGACCTATGCCTAACTAGACTAGACTTCTCAGGCGCATGGAGCACAGACAATGTGGTAATTTGTACTAGAGCACATCACTTTGAAATAAAGAAACAATTGAATGCCCAATGATTTGTACGAAGGCCAAACACCTTATGACCTCCTGCTACACTGTATAAACGCACTTGAACAACACGCTCAAGTGATGGAAAGAATAGTTCGTGCCACAGACAACAACGCACGAGAAATAACCAAGTGCCAGCGAGACATACAAAATCTCAATAGACGATTAACAAAGTTAGAAAGACAAATACATGAAATTGGCTAAGTGGCAAAGAGCAGTAGCAGAAGATGACTCACGCTTCAAGGTAGTCTCAGCAGGAAGACGCAGTGGCAAGACCACACTCAGCATAAGACAGATGTGCTTCTACGCTAGGCAACCCAACAAAGAAATATTCTACATAACCTCAAGCTATAGAAGTGCGAAACTTATTGTTTGGAAGCCACTGAAGAACATGCTGTTGGACCTACGCTGGGCAAGCAAGATAAACGAAAGCGAACTCAGCATACAGTTGAAAAATGGCAGCACAATCTCACTCAAAGGATCAGAAGACCCAAGCAGACTACGTGGTGTAAGACTAGACTATGTGGTGATTGATGAAGCAGCCTATTGCAACCTAGGAGAACTGTGGGGCGAAGTAATTCGTCCAGCACTAGCAGACAAGCGTGGCGAAGCACTATTCATCAGCACACCAGCAGGCAAAGCAAATGAATTCTACGATATGTACCAAGAAGGCAAAGGCACCAGCGGCTGGAATAGTTGGCAACTTACCACACTAGACGCAGGCTTTGTTGGTGCAGATGAAATAGAAGCAGCCAAAGCAGACATGACTGATAGACAGTTCAAGCAAGAGTTTGAAGCCAGCTTTGAAGACTTGGGCAGTAGAATAGCCTACGCATTTACTAGAGAACAAAATGTAAAGACTGCACCAGAGCCTGTGAACAATGAAATAATTGTAGGAATTGATTTTAACTTGAATCCTGTAACAGCAAGTGTAATGATTAGAACAGACCCTGAAACACTACACATCATAGACGAGATCCTAATCTACAGTTCAAACACAGATGAATTGGCACAGGAGATTCGTAGTAGATATCCTACACAGAAAATATTTGCTTTCCCAGACCCTAGTGGCAGCAGAAGTCAAACCTCCAGTAGTGGCAAATCAGATCACGCTATTCTAGCCAATGCTGGATTTGTAGTAAAGGCACCACGCAAACATGATCCTGTGAAAGACAGAATAAATGCTACCAATGCTAGATTCCTAAGCGGCACTGGATTGCGTAGATTGTTTGTTTCACCTAACTGTAAGAAAACAATTGAAGCACTAGAGAAACATTCATACAAGCAAGGCACCAGCATACCAGACAAAGACTCAGGCTACGACCATATGTTTGATGCGCTCTCATACGCTGTGGCATATTTGTACCCATTAAGAAAAACACCACCACAAAACAACCTAAATCAAGCATGGCGACCCAGTATTGGCTAATTCTAGCCCATTTATATACTATCGCCATAAATACAA